GGCGATTTCAGTAACTTTGATGGTTCTCTTTCTTCTCAAATTCTTTGGTATATTTTGGATATGATTAATGATTGGTATGATGATGGAGAGGAAAATGCTTTAATTCGACGTGGATTGTGGCTAAATATTGTTAATGCAATTCATATAAATGGAAATGTAATCTATCAATGTACCCACTCTCAACCATCAGGATGTCCTTTGACTGCTGTACTTAATTCTATTTATAATAGTATTATTGTGCGCATCGTATACATCCTCATTGCACGAAAACATTGTCCTGAATTGGCAACAATGCATTTTTTCAATCTGTATGTTGCTATGGTAGCATATGGAGATGACAATCTTATTGCTATAAGTGAATCTATTGTTGAGTGGTTTAACATGAATACTATTAGTGAATCTTTTAAAATTATTGGCCATGAATACACTGATGAGTCAAAGAACATGCAATTCGCTGCTGTTAAGGATCTCTCAGAATGTGGTTATCTCAAAAGAAAATTTATAAAAGATAAAGTAGCTAATCGACATATTGCTCCACTTGATATAGATGTTATTCTTGAAATACCACAATGGACAAAGAAAGGAACACTAGAATATGACATTCTCTTAGCAAACATAGATGTTTGCATGCGTGAACTTTCACTTCATTCAAAAGAAGTGTTTGAATTCTACGTTCGTATTTTTAAAAGAAAATGTACCCAACATAAGATCAACTTTAGATTTGCTACTTATGAAGAATATAAAACTAAAACACTTGAACTTCCCCTGTGGGAATCTAAGAATAATTACATTCTTCACGTTACAAACACTGACTTTGATCTTGATTCTGAATATTCGCGTAAACTTTTGCAAGCTGGCCTAATTCCTTCATCAGTTTGTGAAAAAATGAAACGTAAACACAAGAATGGCTTTGTTTATATTGATCATGATAATAAAATTGCTCACATTTGTGTTGAACGTTTAATAAACGTTAAATCTCGTTTCAAATTTCTTGCTTTCCTAGTTGATCCCAAACAAAAACGTCGTAAGATTGACATTTCTTGCTTACCAGATAAACTTCAAGAGCAAATAAAGAAGGAAAACTCTTGTGCAGTCTAAATGTGATCTCCATTCGAAAGGAAAATTCCTAGTCATTAATTTTGAATGTGTGCTATTTAGATATTAGGCGTGTTATTTAACATTACCATCCAGGATGTCCTTGAGCAGCCCTCTAAAATCCAGGATAGCTAGGTGCCATTGATCTGATTAAGTCGTCAATCAATGAAAGAAACTGACTTGCTGCTTTTAATAATGAAACTACTAATGAGAAAGTTTTCTCTAACTCTGAGGAGAAAATACAAATTTTGACATTACAAGATGAGGGTGTCAATGAAGATATGCGTGCTCCAGAAATTAAAACTTCTCTTGATCCTACTGTAATTACAGGAGCAACTGCAGAAAATAAAACTCATCGTATTCCTGATTTTCTTAGCAGATTGCATCAGATTGATTCTTTTAATTGGCAAAAGAATAATACTCGTGGACAAGTTCTTAAAATTTATAGATTTCCTAATGTTTTACTTGCAATTCCAAGCATTCGTGAGAAAGTCTCTAGATTTTATGGTATGCGTGGAGGAATAGAGTTTGTTGTTCTTATTCAAAATCAGAAATTCCAAGCTGGTAATTTACTTATTAGTTATCTACCTAATGCAAAATATAATTCTGCCAAGAAAGCTATGCATGATTCTGATTTACAAGGTATTGTAACTAGATCAGGTTCTCCACGTGTTAATTTAGATTTGATGGATGATACACGAGCTTCTCTTACTGTACCTTTTTCTAATCCTTTTGTTTTCTATAATCTACTAAGTGAAGAAGGTACAATTGGAGATTTTTATATTTCTGTATATAGTGTTTTGCAGGATGTTGCTGCTAGTGGAACCGTATCAGTTCGTGTTTATGCAAGATTTATTGATGCTGATCCTGAATTTCCTACTGGTGAACTTCCTGCTGTTACTAATCAAACACCTCTTCTCACTCGTTCTATTGAGTCTTTCATGGAGAAACCATCTCGCAAAGCTCTGGATGTTGCTAAACAACAGATTGAAGATATATTGAGTAGAATAGATAATGGTGAATTGACTATTCAAGTTAATACCAACACCTCTGCTTCTGGTTTTAAGCAAAAAGCGTTACCTCATATGACATCATCAAATGATAGTGATTTAACTCATATGCTTTCAACTCATTCTAATAATTCTTTGCGTCTAATGTCTAGTTCTGGTGCTGCTTCATCCAATGAAATGAGTTTTATAGAAATGTTGCGTATTCCTTGTTATCATGATGCTTTTTCTATTAGTACTGCTGATTCTGTTGGCACTAATAAATGGACGAAATCTGTTACACCTCTTGTTGGTGCTAATATAACTAATATTGATTCTTCTATTTCTGCTGACTACATATTTGGTTTGGCTAATCTTTTTAAGAAATGGCGTGGTAGTATTATTTATAGGTTTAGAGCTGTTAAGACAAGATTTCATAGTGTAAGAATTCGTGTGTGGTTTTCACCTGGTAGTATTTTTGCTGCTAATGTAGATAGAGATTCTGTTTATTCTAAGATTGTTGATTTAGAAGTAGAAAATAGTTTTACTTTTGAAGTTCCTTTTATGCACCCTTATAATTGGTTAAATACTCAGACAGGAACGAATAGTCTTGGAATTATTGGTGTGGATGTGGAAAATCCAATGGTTGCTCCAGAGACAGTTGCGAGTAGTATTGATATTGTAGTTGAAAGATTTGTTGGGGAAGATTTTAAATTTAATTTACCTAATTCTATGCAATATTTTCCTTTCAATCCTACAATCAGAACTAATTCTCCAATAGCTGTAGCTACTGCACCTAAACCTGTTAGTGACTCTATTGTTATTCCAAACAAAGCTCCCACCACAGATTTTATTGCTAGTTTGCATAATTTCCCTGCTGATTTGAAACAATATGTAACGGATAATGCTTCATCTTTCACTATGTCTGGTTTGGCTGCTTTAAATGAATTTGCTAAACATGGAAATACGATTCATGACTTACTTAGTGGTGATTTGAGGACAAATATTGGTATTATTAATAAAGCTTTGAAACCTAAACATATTGAACTTAGGACTGTTGATGGGGATAATCTAGAAATTATTAGATTACCTTCTCATCCAAAGCCATTCCCTACTTATTCTATTCAAGTTAATACAGAATCTGCATTTTCATCTGCAGATCTTCAACTTAAAGTTGTTAAACCTGTTATTCAATGTGATCAAAGTTTGCTGAGTCAAGCTTTTAATGTTTTCCCTTGGTATAAATTTGTTCCAAATAATTTTTTGCTTGAAGTTGTTTTTATTATGATTAGAGAATTGTATTATACACGTTGGTCTCATAAGAAAGATTTGACTAATGAAGGTATTGAACCAAATCCTGGACCTATTGAGTATGAATATCAAATTCAAGTTAATCAAAATGAACAGGATATGGAACGTGAAGGTGTCACAGATCATATGTTGACTAATCCTATCATTTGCAAAGAACTTGAACCATATTGTCTTGGTAATAATATTACTCATGTTAAACATATGATAAATAGATCCACTTTATATAGTCAGATTTCTCTCACTAATACTAATACTATTCATCTCTTGCCACATGCTTTTGGTATTTGTGATAAGAATGTCTTTGGCAGTGTTGAGATTAATGGGACAGACAATCTTTCATATTTTGCCAATTTTTACACTTTTGCTCGTGGTGGTGTAAATTTTAGACTTCAAACCACAGGCTCTCCGTATCGTGTCCTTATTAGTCCTAATAACGACATTGATCAAACAGCTAATCAAAGTTTTAAACTTCTTGAACAATCTGGAAATGGACTTTCAATAGCTGAAAAAGTTTATTCATCCAATCTCATACAGCAAAGTATCAATACTTCTGTTGAGGGATTTGGTGAATTTAACGTCCCTTTTTATTCTTCCACTTATGCTTATAGTGTTAATCCCCGCAATACTATAGAAATAAGTAAAGCAGTAGCTGATTTCACTCATCCTGATACTCACACACTTATTTTCCTACAAGGAGATGTGTCTGATATTGTAGCTTTTAGAAATGCTTCTAATGATTTTGAATTCAGTTACCTTTCTGGACCCCCTATACTTTTACGTATCTTGCCTTAGATAAGTGTATATACAACAATATATATAGTTATTTTTAATTTTAAAATTGTATTTTAATTGGTTAATAATTGGTTTAAATTAAATTAATAAGTCAAGTTGTAAAATGGTGTCCATTCTAACCAATAGGCTTAAATTACGCCTTTATCTCCCTAAGCTTAGCGAAGGGGCCCCACATATGTTATTTTTTAGTGTATTTTCACTTTAAATTATGTTCGCCCCTTCCGGGGAACAAGTTTTTTGTGTGTTTTTCTTGTTAACGAACGTAAACACTCACATCTTGG